CCCCATCCCCCATAATTAATTCATAAAGCCCCCAAATAAGGCCCATCCCCCCATAATTAATTCATAAGATCCCCCATAAAACGACCCTTTGAAATAATAAATAAACAACCCCTAGGGTCCCCTTTTCGAATAAAATTATAAGGGACCCTATTTTAAAAAAAATCCCCGCAGGAAAAAAATGACAAATAGGTCGCACAAAAAACCATACTGGGACTTCTTTAAGGTTGTTATTGCTGGCTGGCTAATAAGATACCCTAAACAATGCTTTCGGTTTATTGGCTTTCCTATTGGCCTACTGATTGTATTCCTTTATAACCTACTCACAAAATAAAATGGAAACACTCTATCACGTCTATCAGAATAAAGACTGTATTGCCTTCAATAAGACTTATGATGAATTAGATCATTACAGGGATCTACCTGATGTTTCCTTTGAAGAAGTTGTTTATAATAAGAAAGATTATTCTATTCAGGGGAGTTAATCGGTATAACCACCGCCAAGACTTCTTCTAATTGAGTTGATAGCCTGTTGACGAAGGGATCTTCTACGTTCACCTTTACGAATTAATGCATTCTTTCTTGCTGCAATGTCTGTTGGATAACCTTCTCTCTTACGATCTTGTAAGGCGACATTTTTTGGTTTGTTTGGACTGAATTTTTCCCACTTTCTTTCTTCTGGGGTTGTTCCTGGTCTTTTTTTACCTCTGTTTCTTTCTCCTTGGTGGGCTCTTTGTCTTTGGGAACGAAGTTGATCGGTTTTGATTCTGCCTCTATAATCAGTGCTTGTTCTAGGTTCTTCATCTGGATGGGTGTCCCGATCAAGAAAAGCTGAATCGCGGCGTTGGGATTTTGATCTTGCGATGTCTTTTGATGCATTATAACGTGGCAACTCTCTTTCAGATTGTCTGAACTTCCTTTCTCTATAACGATCAATTCTGCTTGCCTCAATAATAACATCAAGCCATTCATCACTCATTGATTCTAGGATATTGAGTGCGGACTTTTCATTATCGACAAGGCCTTCATCAAGAAGATAATCAATAACCAATTCGTAATAAGAATCCATTAGACTGCTCATTGGAATGAGATCGTTTAAATTTATTTATGGATTAAATTTACCCTTCATTCTACCAGTAGTAGGCGATACTTTTGATAAGCCAGGATGCATTTTTTTGTATAATCTTTCTCTAGACTTTTGACCTGCTTTTTCTGGTCCACCTTCTTGAGTCTGGCCTGGCTTTGCAATAATTGTTGCTCCTGGTTTTACTCCTGCTCTCCTTAAGACATCTGGTGCATTCTCTGCTGCTTTTTTAAGATTTTTGGTTCTTTGTTTGATGTTTTCAAAATCACCGTGAGGTCTTTCTAGATTCGGTTTAATATCTACTTCTGCGACTTGTCCTTTTGGATTTCTTCTATTGGAGGTGACTTGTTTTAATAAATGTCTTGCCCTGGTTGCTCTTTGTCTATTGGTAAGTGTTTCTTTCTTTCCTTTATTAATATCTACCTTTGGGGATCTTGTCATTGCATACTGAGCAGGATTTTTATATACTCTTACTTCTGTTGATACATCATCAGGTTCATCTGTGGTATGATCAAATTCTTTTGGTGAACCTTTGATGTTGGCCTTGGTTCCTAGTCTTCTTTTAAGGATTTTTGATAAATTCTCACCCCGTTGTTTTCTTCGTTCTCTTGGATTGGTTGGGCCGTGTTTGGCTTCTTGGATGAATTGCTTGAACGACTTCATTGGGGCGGGGGTTTGGTTCTAGGGGTATTTAGAAATTGCTGTCTAAATAATGCGCCAATGAAACTTATTACCGATTGGAGGAATTAGAAATGGCAAAAGGATTCACAGTCAAGGTCAAGGAGCCACCAGCAGAAGAAAGCATTGAACTCATTGTTGAGAGGGCAAAGAATAAGCTGAAAGGGAAAGTGATTGCATTCTGTCTACCAGGGCGGATGATCAGTTATTCGTTTATGAAGAACTTTATGCAGCTATGTTTTGACTTGGCTGCTAATGGTACTGGATTTTCGATTCAACAAGACTATTCATCAATGGTGAATTTTGCTCGTTGTAAGTGCCTTGGTTATAATGTAACCCGTGGTAAGTATCAGATTCCCTGGGATGGGCAACTGCAGTATGATTATCAGATGTGGATTGATAGTGACATCATCTTTAACAGTCTGCTATTCTGGAAACTGGTTGATACTGCTATTTTTGAAACAGAAAAAACCGATAATCGCAGTGAAGAAGAATTTCCCCTGATGTATAAATCTGAAGAAGAACTAGATGAAATTGGTCGGTGGAAATTAGAGGTTCGTAAGGAAAGGGCTGCTCGTCTTTGTCTGAAAGGCAATCCTATTACGAGTGGTTATTATGCAACGGAAGATCGTGTTAATACCCCTGTGGCTCATTGGATTTATGATGCCGATAAGTTTGTTAAAAATGGTGGGAAAATGAACTTTGAGTCCCTTGAATCAATGGCTGCTCGCAGGAAGCCTTTTACTGCCGATTATGTTGGCTTTGGCTTTGTGCTTGTTGCTAATGGGGTATTTGAGAACATGATCTATCCTGTCTTTGGTCCTAAGCTCCAGAAATACGATAATGGTATCGAAGATTTCTGTGGTGAGGATGTTGGTTTCTGTCTGGATGCCAAAGAACTAGGCATTCCTATTGTGGTGGATCCTCAGGTGCGTGTTGGCCACGAGAAGATGGTGGTGCTCTGATGTTTAACATTTACTACAATAATACCCTCCTCTATGGGGGTCTGACGGAATCAGAATGTCGTGATAAACTATTTGCCCTCAGTGAAGAGGCTGCTGATGGGGCTATTGATGATACTCTTGTGGAGGTGGAAGAAGTATGAAAAAGCTAATGAACGGCGGGCGGCCTATTGAGGGGCGGCCTAAAAAGTCTCGTCAAGGCAACAGCAAAAACACTAAATGTTCAGCTCGGCCTAATCATTCCAGACGTAAGAAATCTCGTGGACAGGGATGAGTTTTTAAGACAATGGATCCATCAAGTCTCCCTTGCTCGCCCTGAGCTAGGGGGATTTGCCATTTGTCCTTTTGCCAAGACCTCCAATTATAAGATCATCGAATGTTCGATTTCATCCATTATGCCAGAGGATGGTTATGATGTCATCTTGTATGTTATTGATAGTGATAACCTAGATGAAATTAATTATTGGGTTGAGACCTATAACCAACAATTCGATTCCTGGTTATTCTTTGAGGATTGTGCCTCTTATGATACCTTTATCAATGGTGTCAAGACCAATAACGGCAAATACAACCTGATTATTGGTCAACCAAAGGATAAACTGCGCAAGTTCAGGGAAGTGCTTAAAAAGACAGATTACTATTCTTATTGGTCTAAAGAATACTACGACGAGATTATGTCCTCGGATTCCTGATCATCGTATCGGAAACCGAAAAATCCTTATTCCTTCCTTTGTTTGGCACAAAACCCAGTTTATTATAAAACTTTTTAAGTTTGCCCTTATAACCCCTTTCCGCCTGGGGTGTAAGGGTTATTCTTTTATTCACTGAATCTGCATAGCGATTAAGACCTCCGAGTGCTTTTGTCCCATAACCTTGTCCTCTAAATTGAGGATAAACCTCAAAACCGTGAACTCTTAAATCACCACGATTACCCATTGTGACATTGAACTTTTTCACCTGTGGTTTTCTTTCCCAGTTTTTACTGATTGTATAATAAGCATCAGATTTTGGGGGATTTGCCTCAGCAAGAAATTCTTTAAACGTTTTCATCTTTTTGAAGGTTGGGTTTTTGTTCGTCTGGGTTTATTGTTGGCCCTCATTGTTGGTGGGGCATTTCTTGAAATACTCTTATTTGCAGTATCAATGTCAACCATAATGTAGCTTCCTTTTCCTGCCTTGGCACCAGCATTATGGGCATCTGGGACTCTCACAACCTTTTCGCCTTTACTAATGGCCTTACGAGCTTGCATAATCGGACTTACTTCTTTGGCCTTAGCCATAAGATCATCACCAGAATAATTCATAACAAGTTCTTTTTTACGTTCTCTTGAATCCTTATGGGAAATTGTGTTTTTAGTCTTAGGATTAACAATAGCCAAGTTTACTCTTGAGTATCCATAATCATTTCCAACCCGAGGAGTTGGTGTGGTGTAAACAGTTCTTTTTGTTCCTTCAGGATGATAAGTACCAGAGGACGGTGATTCCTTAAATCCAGATTTTAAAATAGAGTTCTTGTTATCTCTTGAGGTGTAATGAGCTGTTCTTAAGACTCTTAACTTTCGCCCCTCAGCAAGAAATTCTTTAAACGTTTTCATCTCTAATAACCGTGATTAGGAATCTTGTGTGAGTATTGACGAAGGATAACAGCAGCAGTTGAATTAGCCTCATTCTCAATGTCACTACCATCATCACCATTCATTTCTTTACCACTACATTTTTGCTTATAATGCACCAGTTCGTGGGCAAGGGTTCGATAAATGTCCATTGGATGTCTTTGGGCAGTTTGAACCCGAATAACATCATTGTTCAAATCATAAGATCCAAAGGTTCTGTTTTGAATTGAGAAATCAGGATTATCAATAATCATAATCCGTGGCATTTCATTCAATTCAAGATGATCCTTTACAAAGTCAATAAAGTCATTGATCCTTGCATTATTTGATTCATTAAGAAATTGACGGAATGGCTTCATTGATCACTTTTAATAATTTCTTCCAACCATTTATCACTCATCGCTTTTAGAATACCTAGGGCCGATGCCTCGTCTTTTGCATACCCCTCGCTGATAAGATAATCAATAACATCCTCTCTAAGGCCCGCCTCCTTATCTTCTCGTCTTTGTGTCCCAACAACAGTCGTTGCGCGGCTTTTCAGTCTTTTCCCTTCAGGATGTCTTTCGCCCCAGTCTAGCTTAGTTTCATCGTAATCCCAATCTTGTTTATGGCCGATGTTTCTTTCTCTACTTAAAGGGAGGTTTGTTCTCCGAGGCCCTTTTGTCTTGACTGCAGCTTCTTCATTCGCCATTGAACGAAACTCTTGGTTTTGCCTTTTATGCAGTTCTTTAACATCACGACCCGTCTTCTCAGGGTTAGCAGCTTCCTTTGAATTCTTTTCAATAGTTTCTTTGATTTTTGCAGTATCTACAGCTTCTCCAATAACCCGATAACGAGTCTTGTTAAGGTGATAGAAGTTTTCCTCCACAACCTCACAGTTATGAACACCTTTAAAATATGCGCGTACTAAATCGTCCATTTAAAGAAATTTGATTATTATAACAGTATTTAGATTTTGCCGCTCTAAATAGCCTTGGTGATGGAACCACCTTAAAAGTTTCTCTTAAACTCAATTTAGGAGAAATCCAATGACCGACCGCGATAGCGCATATATGAAAGAGATGTGGGGTACTACCCATCTCGCTAGTGATTATGGCGCTCTTGAGCTACGGGAAGTAGTTCACGATAAAAAATCAAAGAGAGCAAAAACTGAAGAAACTGAGCTATTTTCAGATGAATCTAGCTGGGAATACGGTGTTGAACCCTCTGTAATTAATGGCTAAATAGTTGTTAATTACTAAGTTTTAATGCCATTAGAGCGGGTTAGTCGGTCTTTTAAGGATATAAGTATGTCGTTTGAGGTTAACCCCTTAAACAATGATCTTATCGTCATTAAAAATGAGACCGCCATTGCCCGCTCTGTTCGTAATTTAGTCTCTACTATTATCGGTGAGGCTGCTTATTCGAATAAAGGTTGTAATGTTTATAACCTTTTATTTGAACCAATGAATTCTATTACGGAATCTCTTCTTGAAAGTGAGGTTTCTGAAACAATTAATCGTTTTGAACCTAGAGTTAATCTTCAATCCGTTGTTGCGACTGCGGACTATGATAACAATAATTATGATCTCGTTGTCACCTATACCATTGTAGGCATTGATGCACCAACCCAACAACTTACTCTAGTCCTAGAGACCGTCCGATAAATGGCAATAGTCAATCTCTCTACACTAAATTTTGACGAAATCAAGGCCTCGATCCGGGATTATCTCAGGGCGAACTCGAATTTTACTGATTATGACTTTGAGGGCTCAAACTTTTCTACCCTTATTGATGTTCTTGCCTATAATACTTACATCTCCTCATACAATACCAATATGGTATCAAATGAGGTGTTTCTTGACTCTGCAACCCTAAGAGAAAACGTCGTTTCCAGGGCAAAAGAAATTGGTTATACACCAAGATCAAGAACAGCTGCAAGAGCAAACATCAGCTTTACTGTTAATACAACAGCCCTTTCAACCAATCCCCTTACCCTGACTCTTAAAAAGGGAACTGTTGCCGCAACCAATTCTTTCAATGGTCAAAGTTATGTCTTCAGTATTATGGAAGACATCACAACTCCAGTAGTCAATAACATTGCAACCTTCAATAACATCACGGTCTATGAGGGAACCTACATCGTCCAGAATTATACAGTAACGGATAGTTCAACTCGTTACATTCTTGATAATGAGGGTATCGACACTACCCTTATCAATGTTCTCATCAAAGAAAACCCTTCAACTACAGTAACCCAGAAATACACTTTTGCACCGACTCTCTTTAATGTTGATGGGACCAGTAAGTCTTATTTCATTCAAGAGGTTGAAGATGAGCGTTATGAGGTCTACTTTGGCGATGGTATTTTTGGTAAGAAGCTAGAAACAAACAGTCTTATTGAGGTTTCTTACATTGTCTGCTCTGGGGAAGATGCTAATGGTATCCCCTCAATGAATTTTGCTGGACGGATCTTTGATAACAATGGGGCTGTTGTTAATTCTTCCATTTCATCCATTACTGTTAATACTGCATCATTTGGTGGTAAGCAGATTGAAAGCATTTCTTCAATCAAAAAGTTTGCACCTTTGGTTTATTCAACCCAGCAAAGAGCCGTAACGCCTGCTGATTATGAGGCAATTATCCCTCAGATTTATCCAGAGGCCGAATCTGTTTCTGCCTTTGGTGGTGAGACCCTAACTCCACCTAAGTTTGGAAGAGTCTACATTTCAATCAAGCCAATTAATGGACCTTTTGTTTCTAATACAATCAAGGATAACATTAAGGCAGCCTTAAGAAAATACTCGGTTGGTGGTATTGTTCCAGAAATTATTGATCTTAAGTACCTCTACATTCAATTTGATACCGTTGCTTATTATAATTCCAACTTTACTACATCACCAGATGTATTAAAAACTACAATTTTTAATAACATCGTCAATTATGCTGATTCATCAGAATTGAATAAGTATGGTGCAAGATTCAAGTATAGTAAGTTCCTAAAAATTATTGACGATAGCGATTCTGCCATTACATCAAACATCACCAAGATGTCAATGCGCAGGGATATGCGTGTGGAGGTTAATCGGTTTGCATCTTATGAGA